CGGTTGAAACCAAAGTTGGATATCTAAAGTGGGTTTACCATTGTCACTCAGTAATGGCAATGCTTGCATGCACTAGCTGTAATGCTTGATTAGTGGTGGTTTGATCACTACAAGACGCCGTCGTTTACAGTCACATAGTCGTCTATAAAGAAAAAGGGTGTTAGAAGTAGTCTGCTCCAGTATCCCTCCGGGGAAAAAGAATAGGACAAAACTAGCATTTTCTCTAACTTGTCACACACCTGCGAAATGCACCATGTCAGCACAAATTAAAGAACCAGGTAGCCATCCTGCCAGAAAAGGTAAATCGGATATGGAACTCATTGTCGGGCTTAACCAGCCTGCCATATCTAAACCACTCAGCGCGGTTGATGCTGAGTCACTTGGGAAGGTAGTAGGACCAAGTAACGCCAATGTTAAGCGTAAATTAACATCGTTTAAAAAGCGTCCTAGCACTGTTGTCAGGCATAAGGCACTTTCTAAATCGGGGTCAGGAGATTCGTCATCTTCTGTATCCAATTCTGACGTCATGAGCAAACATGGTAAGAAACCCAGACCCAAACAGATCGCTGATAGTTTTGTGGTTTTGCATTGTGGATATGCTTTCCCTTTGCTCGATGAGGCCAACTGCCAAAAAGAGCTTGAGAAGACATACCTCGATGTGATCTCCGGAAAACTAGATGGTGACACATTCAATGTTTGGATGAGACAAAATTTGGAGTTCACTCGAAATGTTGCCTTACCAGATGAATGTTCAGCATGCAAAAAGCGAACTTTTGTTCTCTGCGGCGCGCACGCCTTACATGCGAAATGCTTCTTTACTGTTCTCGAAGAGGAAGAAGTGCAGGTCGAAGAAATAGATCGATTAATCGATAGATTTGTCCGACTTCAAGGATTCCCCACGGTTGGATTAACCGCAGAGAAAGTTACTGAAAGTCAACAACGTGCAATTGATGACATTTTCAATAGCTTTTTCGATGATGTGCCCGTTGATAGCACTGATATCAAACGCACCGAGGATAAATGCGAGAAAATTGAATCCGCTGGCGAAGTCGGTCCAGTTAGCAAACCCGATGTTCTAGTTGATCTCATTGATTTGAACAATGATGTTCGTGTTTATACTGTCGAGGATGCTGTGAAAGTAGCAGCGTATGACACGAGCTTCAATGTACAGGAGGCGATCAATAGAAATAAATCTATGAAAGACGAGAACAGAGTAGATATGCTTGAAAAAGGCATATCCGCTTTTAGGCAGGTTGATAAAGTTCGCAAGAGTAAATTTACCAAAGACCAGTGTCCAACAAACACAATCTTTGCTAGTGGTACTGTTGCAACTTGTCAGCCTGAACCTAAGGTTGTTTTAAAACCAACTTGGTTTCGTAGAATTATTTTTAATGAAAAACCTTCAGAGTTCTTGATGCATTCAAATGCTCAGCATAGAATTGGAGAATTACGTGAAAAGAAACAGGAGTTAGGTAGGAATATCTTCGATGATTCGTTTCTTGACGTGGAATTGTTCAATTTTCTGCGGGTGTCTGCATTCACCAAGTACACTGGTCGTGCGGAAAAGTTGGAACACTTTAACAAATTGGCCCAGAAGTACTATCTTGATAATAAAATTGTGTTGAATACTGCGTATTTAGTCAACTTGAGTAAAGTTACTATCCAGAAAGCAACTGATTCTATTACCGATGATTTTCTTCTAGATGCTGTTGATCCCGAGGAACCTCGGAAGCAACGGTTTACGGTTGATTGGTTGAAGGCGAAGGTGGGGCTCAAACGGCGGGTTGAGCACCATTTCTTTTAGGCCCGTTAATGGATAATCGATGGGACAATCACAAGGGTCAAAGGCCGTTGTTATCACTCTGTCAGGCTAACGCAAAATTGGAGCCAATCGCAGCATGGAAACGTGCTACCATTGGCGAACTCCCACAAAATGATAAATTTGGTAGAACAAATTTTTGCATTTCTAGAGAGTATCCAATTTTGTTTAAAGCACCATTGTTCAAACCCCGAGATACATTTATTATGAATAATTGCGTTCATAATTCATATGTTGGTTTGAGGAATAGGTATCTGAAAGAGACAGGTAATGATGTTACTTTTGATCGTGAAATAGTCGAACAATTACTTGACGAATTCGTTGAGAAAGTTAAACCTCATTTTAATGGAAGGATTGATTTGAAAGAGTTTCTGGAACCAAAGACAGGACAACTTAGGCAGAGGTATGATGAAGCATGCGCTAAGGTGTATAAGAATGGGTTCAATGTGAAAAAGATGAATAAAATCAGTGCATTCATTAAAAATGAATTATATGATGAGGTCAAAGCACCTCGGATGATTATGGGTCGTGACCCTAGGTTTAATCTACTCTACGGACAATATACTACAGCTTTAGAACACGCTTGTGTTGCGGGGATCCCCCAATTTAGTAAAGGTAAAAACTTTGCTGAACGGGGTGAGCAATTCAGGAGTTTGGTCTACGGTGAAGAATATTGTGAAGGTGATTTCTCAAAATTTGAATCTACACAAAGATTGGAATTATTGGAAATCATTGAGTTAGGTGTTTGGAAAAGACTATCGAACATGATTGATTTCTCAGAGATGAAAACGATCTTTTACTCCAAAATGGAAAAACAGGGAACTAGTACTCAAGGGCTAAAATTTAAATTTTATGCTTGCAGAGGGTCTGGTGATATGGATACAGGACTATTCAACACCGTAATTTCTTGGGTTGCTTGTCGATATTTCGAAATCGTCAACAATCTAGGTACTTGCGGCAATTTTATAGTGGATGGCGATGACAATGTTGTTAAAATACCTAAAGGCAGGACCTTTAAGGATACTTTCTCATCATTTGGGCTGGATGCAAAATTAATACATAAGAAGAATTATTGGGATCTAGATTATTGCAGTGGTAAGTTTATCATGTGTAATCGAACTGGTGATTTTCTTTATGTCCAAAATTTTGCTAAAGTCTTTGTCAACGCTGCGGTATTCAAGAAAGTGGAATTTGCTAATTGCGTAGGCCATTACTATTATAGTCTTGGTTTTATGTATCAAGTTCTGTACGCAGGACTTGAACTCATGGAAGAGTTTGGCAAATTTCTCTGTCGTTTCACAAAGAACAAGACTCGAGTAAGTATGGCACATTTGGTGGACCAAAATCCAGCCATAATTGCAGCTTTTAGGGAAAAATCTCCGTATTATCATCTTATCGACAATGATGTAGTCAAGCATGAACTATTCATATCAATGGGCATCAGTCCAATAGAATATGAGTTATTGCTTGACTATTTCAGAAATTGTAAGATTGATTTGCCATTGGAAAAGGATAATCTCTTCAAGAAGAAAGGGTTCAATAAATTCGGTTGGGTGGCAGGCCACTACGAAGTTGTTGATCAGATACTTCATGGTAGAGGTTGAGGCGAGGTGTTGCGAGCAGTAGGGCGAAAGAATATACTGTTATGACCAATATCTCGCGGACGTTGTCCATTAGCG